TGTTAAAGCCCCTAGGGTCACCATAATCAGCCCATGTAATTTCATAAGGATTACCAAGATACAAAATATTGCCATCACTAGAACGGTGGTGATAGTGACCAGAACAAACCAAATCAAAACTGCTAAACGGATCGACATCCATTCCATGGTAGTTGGCAACACCCTTATACATTTGAAAACCTGAGAACTCAAAATGTCCAAAGCAGACCGATGCATCTGTGGACTTAATTGTTTCCATGGTTGCATCATAGTTTTCATTACAAATCCAAGGGACAAAAAGAATTTTTCTCTTATCAAATTCCAACTCCGTAACAACGGGATAAATTTGAACATTGTCGTACTCCCTCAGAAGTAGTTCTGGTGAATTGACTTCGTTTGTATTTTTAAAATAAGTATCGTGATTACCAGGAATCATGTGTACATCTATCCCTAGACTTTGTGCCTTATCAAAAAAATATTCTTTACAAGATTTAAGTGTATTATAATTTATATATTTCCGTCTGTCGAAAACATCACCCAAATGTAAAATAGTTTTGATTTCTTTTTTCTGTAACTCAGGGAAAAAGAACTCGCTATAAAATTTGCGAAAAAAATTATCAAATGCAAGAGAATCACTTCTTGCACCGAAGTGTGTATCAGTAACTAATGCTATTTTCATGTGCGTAAAATTTTTAGTAAAGTTTTTGTTTGACTTAATGCATCATCTAATGCGTGATGATGAATGTCATCTTCGGCTGAGCGAATATCTTTATTACTTAAACCCATTAGATTCATTACTGTACGAAAACACATAATGTCCCAATGAAACCATGGTACGCTAACGCCTGTTGCTTGATATGCAGATTCCATTATAGTAATGTCAAAAGAAGCACCATTTCCCCATGGCATTATTCTTTCACCATCTAACCATTTGTTGAAATCTTGAAGAACTTCTTTCACTGGCTTTTGATCTTTCATCAAAGCCGAAAGTGCCGCATGATCTTGTTTTTGCCACCACTCTACGGTGTCTTTAGATATTACTAAACCAACATCTTTACATGTCTGAGGATCTATGTTTCGATAAAAAGTATCTAATATGCCTTCTTTGACATTGAACAAGACAGCCCCTATAGATATGATACATGCGTTGTTAGATGTAGATAAGGTTTCTAAGTCTAGCATTACATGAGACTGTTTAGGATGTGTAGGAGAACCCATTTCTTACCTCATTTTCAAGTTAATCGGACCATCATATCAGAATATGAAGTAAAAGTCAAGTGTTTTCTTTCAATGCAGGAATTTTTTCCTTTGCCATCTCCAGGGCTTGCTTATCATCTAGATATTTAGGTCTTCGCTTAGGCATCTTAGCGTTTTCGCTCTTGTAATCCTCATGATGTTTCTGTGCTTCATCTACTTGCTTTCTAATATACTGCAAGTATTCATTGGTATGTGTGTCGCCATCATGTTCTTGACCAAGTATTCCATCCAAATCAGAATTTTGAATATACTTTAACTTCGTTTCAAGTTGTCTTTTCTCTTTTTGAATTCTACGAATAAAAGCATAATAGGTAATCTGTGTGAAGTATGCGAAAGGATTCTTAGATTTTGCTGGATCAAAGTTATCAATATATGTAATGCAATTTTCGATTCCATCTAAGATCATTTCATCTCTGAATGTATAGTTCACAAAATTAGATTTGTAAGCGAGGTGATTTGCAATCTTAACAAAACATTCACCCAAGTAATTTGTTACTCTAGGTTTTTCTCCTGTCCATTTTTTTGTTTCTGGGTCGTATCTACCTTCTGCTTTCGCGGCCACCACAATTTCACGGTACTCGGAAATCTTTTCCAGAAACTCCTTGTTATCGACATAATGTCGGCTATTTTTATCTCGTTTTGGCATATTTTTTTTTCTCCATAATGTAAGAAATTACTTGACAAATGATTCGCGCCGTTGTATAATAGGCGTGTCGTCCTTTGAAAGTCAATTTATCTTATTTGCTTCAATCGCTTCCATATATTCAAGCATATCGACTGGCGATATTCCCGAAGCCTTCATATCTTTTTTCGCTTGTTTTAACTTCTCTTTATAGTTATAAACTTTCTCTACTAGATCATTATAATCATCTACATAAGATTCATCTAAAGTAGAAATATTTAAAACTTTAACTTTATTCACAAAAAAAGTCTTATCTCCTGTAAAAGGAATCCATCCAATCAAAGCAAGTTGCTCTGCATTACCATGTTCATCTTCAAAGAAGTTTCGTATTATTTTTAAAGGCGTGATAAGGTTATAACCGTCTGCCGATTCCTCAACTCCGCATACAAGTTGAAAGTCATCTGTGAATGTTACTACCTTTAAACTACTCATTAATTTGCACCTTTGCTACCTTATACTTAAAACTTTCTTCGTTATACAATTTTATTCTTTCTAACATATGATCTAAAGTAAAATTTCTTTTAGATTTCCAAGAGAGATCATCGCCAACATCGAATAAATTACAGGTTTCTTTTTGATCACCTTGTCTTAATCCCCTACCAATAGATTGTAAATTTCTAATTCTACTCTTACTAGGAGAAGCAAATATAACATTATGTAAGTTTCTTATATTTATACCCGTTGAAAATGTTCCGTAACTAGCAATGATTATAGCATCTTTTTCCTTCTCTGTCAACCCTCTAATTTGATTTCTTTGTTCTGCATCTGTTCCGCCATAAACAAAAAATATTTTTCTATTAACATTCGCTTTATCTTTGATTAAGTTGTATAGGATTTTACCATGCTTCTCAACAAATTGATAGAGTAGTAGTGTATTGCCTGTTTGAGACAATGCTAAATTTGATAGAAGATTATTTCTTTTTGTGTTGCCTATTATCCAGTCAATCTCTTCTTGATATGTCATCTTAGAAACAACTTTTCTTTGTTCGTCTGGATACTCAATCAATAAACAAACAATTTTTAAATCGGCTAATTGTTTATCATCCATCAGTTTCTTTGTAGTGGTAACTTTGTGAACTGGACCGAATACTCCTTCTAGTACTAACTTATTTGTTTTTGCGCCGTCTAGCGTACCAGTAGTTCCTACTCTATAAGGAGTATGTGTTAGTTTTTCCATTAATGTAGTTAAAGATTTTGCTTTAAATAGATGTGCTTCGTCACCATATATGACATCGAAAGAATCAAACCAAGATTTAGGGAATTTGTATATAGATTGCCAAGTGCTGATCACTATAGGTGCAGTATTTGTCTTTTCTTTACCGCTGTAAATTCGATGGCAATTTTTAGAGACATCCCAGTCTGTGGCAGAGGCGTAGTCTGCAAAATCTCCATACATCTGTTCAACTAGGCTAGTCGTAGGTACGACTATTAATTGTTTTCTTCCTAGGTTACTATGATAATGAACAAGGGTAAAGATAATGAGAGACTTACCACTACCAGTGGGACTAAGAAGGAGAGTCCGACCTCGATTGATGGTCCGTGTAACTGCTTCCAGTTGGTAATCTCGTATTTCAATTTTTCTACCATTGCTTTGTAAATTTAACTCCTGTACTAAATTGTTAATGTAAGTTGATGAAATTGGTTCACCAACATCTTCCATATCGATTTTTATTTTATACTCTAATTGGTCTGCGAATTCTTTAAGATAGTCTAACAAGCCAAGATATAATTCTCTTGTGTACATGTTGAACAGACGCACTTTCCCGTCCCACATTCGATTGCGATACGCAGGCATAAACTTCGCGCCCGGTACCTCAAATGTGAAGAAATCGACAATCTCTTTTGCAGTTGAAGGGTCAGTATCAATAAGAAGATGAACTTCGTCTTTCTTAGTAACAGTAATCAAAACTACAGTAATCCATTAGTAAACTTCTCCCACTCAATAGAATTCTTTATATCAAACGATCTACTATTGAGTGATCGTAACACTCGCTCAAGGAAGTCTACTATCGTCCTGATGTATTCTACCTTGTCTTCTTGTTTACTTACATCATCATCAGCGTGTAATATTTCCTGCAGATCATTTTTCAGTGGCTTAATACCGAGATATTGTTCCCAACCTAAGTTGGAAAGTTCATCTCTGCTCAATTCTCCTCTGAGGTACCTGACCTTTAGGTACTTCAGTTTGTACAGATCGGCATCAGCCTTTCGTAGTTGTAATTTTGCAGTTGATAAGTGTGCTAAATATTTTGCGTGTAACTCTGGTGTTTTGGTACTTTCTTTTCCAAGTTGAAGATCATCTATCTTGCAGTCGATGTTCCACATTTCTTGTAAATCATTTAAAGATATCATTCACAAACCTCTCATAATATATGTTGCTATTTATACATTCTCGATATCATATATCCTATATCTAAATGATGCAAGTCCAATAAAGTAATTACCAGCACCATTAGTTATATCAAAGTCTAGACCAGATAGTGAAATCGGAAAGGCATCTAAGAATTTAACTGCCTGAGTTGGATTATTATTTGAGTCTAGAACAAATAGAGTTGCATCACTAACTTGGGCAATACCTTCTGCCTTTGAATCAGTAGAGAATGCTGTTCTATATTTCTGACTAGATATGTAGTCCTTAAACTCTGTATGCTTCTCTGGGAATCCCAACGCTCTTATCCAGTTGTATAATTCTTTGTAGTTAGACATGTCTTCTTGAACAAGAAATCGAATCATCAATTCACCAAAATTGATCTTATCACCTGGGAATGGTATATTCGATAGTGGAGTTTGTACTTCAGGATATCCCATTGAAATCTCAGGCAAATTGGCTGCCTGACAGAAAAAAGAAACATTAGGTATATTATGTATCTGGAATCTAAAACCATTAGGCCTAAGATAGTCCAACTCAGACGGATTAGTAGCCGCATAAGTTCCCTCAGTAACTTCAACTATTGGATCATAAGCCATTCATTTCTCCTTTCATGCTATTATTTATAAGACAAAAAAAAGGGGAGATCGATCGA